CACTTCTCTATCCTTTTTTCTAATCGTTCCGCATCATACATACTTGCGCCTTGGCATTTCTTAACGATGCCTTCACGCAAATATGAAACCAAACTCAGACGCATACTAGTCTCATCGGCAGGGATCATAGGCGAATTACCGTGTAATTGATGTACGTCCATCGCCAAGAAGTCTCCCTGACGGCAATCCACTGCGCATCCATACTGAGGAAACCCGGTATAGGCACCCTTGTACGGCGAACCGCTCTCTAACACGACTAAATTGCCAAATCCTTCCGGCCAGTCACCCGAATCGGTATGGGCCGCAGTTCTAAAATTCAAGTTCGTAGTAATAGTGGAGAATGCGGTACCTTTGATATGAAATGGTGTCGATTTAGCGGCTTTTAACTGATTCGCATGCTCTTTCGGACATAATCGCTTATACTGCTCGTCAATCTCCTTGATGATAGGCACTACCTGTTCCCATTTCTCGGGATGCTTCAAATTGAATGAAGTGAGACGACACTGACTAGGAGCACGTATTCCCGATTGCTTAAATGTCGCTTTTTGACTTACCGACCATTTATCAAAATATCCAATAATATTCGACATAACCGGTTTTTTACTACCCGTATCGGTCCCCTTTGCCGATCCACTAGCGATACCGCGATCGGTTGTTGAACGCTTAGCGAAATCTTTGAGTGCTTCATATGCCTGTTCCGACTTCTGTTCGCTCAACACATTCTTACGAAATCGCAAGAGCAGTTGACCGTCTTCAGTATATACATCCGCATCATCCTTCAGAACAACGGGGAAATCGCTCTCTTTCATAAAAGTACGGATTTTGCCTTTTGTTTCATCGTCTGATAGTATCTTTTTAACTTTATAAACCGGTACTTTGCCCGACTTATCAATAGATATTATTGGACTTTTCATCCCTCTGCTAGGGAATCAGATTTAGTTTTCGTTTTCGTGAATCAAATAAACGACTTCAAGAGGCGATGTTCGTCCCAAACGATTCGCACGACCAATTATCTGGCTCTCTAATTCGGCCGACATACGATGAAATAACACTACATGTGTTGCCGATTCAATATTCAATCCAGCACCCATATTGCGTGCATTAAGAAAAAGCACATTATGTTTGCCAGCTCTGAACTCTCTTAAAAGTTTTGAAATACGCGCTTGCGAACCATTCAACATCGCATATTTAATACTTTCTTCATCCAACATTTGTTCCAGTTTAGTAAAACTAGCATCATACGAACTGAACATCAGCACTCGTGCTGTCGGATTCTCCTTCATAAACTTCACGAAACTATCGTTCTTGTTGAGTAACTTTGCTACTGGTTGCTGTGCTTGTTGCTGATTTTGAGTCGATGATTCGCCAACTACCTTTACCTCCTTAATATCTTCAATACGTGCGCGGCAAAGAGGACAAGTGGCAACCCGCTTGAGTGACTCGCATAAACAGGAAAAACAGAACAATTGTTGACAACATGGTGTCACAGCGGGTGTAACCAAATCGCAATAACAGATTGGACAGGTCTGCTCCTTCGAACGCTTCAATCGTTCTTGAATTGCGGTGATACGACTTTCGATAGAGGCTATTTTCTGTTCTTGTGCCTCTATTGCCTTAATCTTGATCGCTTCCGTTGAATATTCCAACGTTCTCTTATATTCATATGTGGCACGAGCGTTATGAAGTTCTTTTTGTAAAGTTGCTGTCACAGCATCCGTAATCTCCGCCTCCGTATATGAGTTCATTCCGATACTCTCAAGTGCTCCAGCAACATCACCTGCGTTCAATCGTTCCATCATGTCACGTGAAATAAAGCTATCTAACACACGAATATTCGCTGGTGTAGCACAAACTATTCGCCGTGACGTGATATTTGGTGACGCAAAACTCGTTCTAATATAATCATCCGATGAATGGATAATTAAACGTGAACTCTGTGATACGGCCGCATTCAGTGCCATCGTTGAATGATTTGCTGAAATACCACACATACGACGTACAATATTCATATGGCGACAACCAGGTATTTGTAGAAAATTATTATTCTGAAGTTTTTTAACTCGGTCAATAACTGTTTGAGGAGTATCATCAAGCGGCGTATATGCACTTGAAACATTAAAATAGGCTCCACCCGCAAAAACTAAATTGAGCCAACTTGCCGAAATAAACCAATAAAATAGCCCATTCAAATCGTCCCAATCGGTAGCGATCGCAATACTATCCGCTTCATCAATAAATACGCGTTTCCAGAGAATGTTTTGAGGTCGATAGGCGGTTCTAAATGTTCCCCACATAGTTGAAGAGATAAAAAGTGCATCGTATTGTTCTAGCATTTCTAACAAATTGCTCTGTTCGCAATCTTTTCTCTTTTTAATAAAATGGCATTTGAGAGTTGTATCATTGGTCACATACTGCTCCCACTGTCCCATTAAGGCATGTGGTACTACAAAAAGTACCGTATTAATCAACTTCAATTTATTTCCAGAGGAGGTCGTCGTCTGGTCACGCATACGCATTAGTCCTACGTCACGTCCGTCGTGAAGTATTGAACTACCGCGAGTAATATATTCATTATAATACGATGATGGTGCTGGCATTTTAACAAGTGATAGGGCAGTCAACGATTTACCTGAACCGACACGATCACCTAAAATACCATAAGAGGTGTACAATGTTCCACCCACCGGTTCGCCCGTCACACCGCCCACTTCCAAACCTTCCGTTTTAGCCGCTTCTAAACGTATAGCAGCGGCCAATGCCGATTGTTGATGTTGGAGAAGTGGAGTTTTAATCCATTCTGGCGTGACCGCCTTGGCGGAGTTATCCGTCAATTCCTGGTTGTATAGTGCCTCAAAAAAGGACCATAATTTTCGGCGTGACACTAGAGACATTAGTTCTAAGTGGAGTTTCTGTTAGTCGTGTTTAGGCCCTATACACTGTGATGTTGGGTTGGGCCTAAATGATTGTGAGTTATAATCAATTAAAATGACGACCGTCACTAACGTATGGCCTGGCAAACTCCCAAAGTCTGCTAACAAACCTTTTGTAAGCATACTCACACCCACCTACAATCGTCGTAAATTCATTCCTTTCTTAATCAAATGTATCAAAGATCAAACATATCCAAAAGAACGTATGGAATGGGTCGTATTCGATGACGGAACCGATCTCATAGAAGATTTGTTGAAAGAGGAAATGACCGCCATGAACATCCAATACATTAAATCGGATAAAAAACTCACAATCGGCGCAAAACGTAATCGGCTACACGATGCCGCCCGTGGTGAAGTGCTCGTCTGTATGGACGATGACGATTACTATCCGCCTGAACGTGTCGCTCATGCCGTCATGATTCTCGCGGCTCGCAAAACTCAAATCGTCGGCTCCACACGCAATCAGGTCTTCTTTCCAGATGACGGTAGTATTTGGGAAACCGGTCCATACGGACAGAATCACGGCACCTTCGGTACCATGGCTTTTACCAAAGCGTACGCTGTTGCGAATCGTTGCGATGAATCACGTGCCTACGCAGAAGAGGTGGAGTTTACAAATAAATATTCAGTTCCGCTCGCCCAACTCGATCCGCTCAAAGTGATGTTAGTAATCGCTCATGATGGTAATACTTACAACAAAGGTAAGCTTCGCGTACCAGAAAATCAGTTTATTCGTAAAACCAGTCTCACCCTTAAGAACTACATTCGGAATAAAGATATAAGAGACTTTTATGCATCCCTCAAACTCTAGTCTCTCTTCTAATTAGGAATGGCTTCTCTGTTTGAAGATGTGCCCGGTATGTTTTCCAACTTTGCGTCCAATACTGCCGACAAAGCGGCAAAGGCAACACAAAGTGTTGCCAGCATTGGTCCCAAAAATCTTCTTCTCTACGGGCTTCTAGTATTAGCGGTCATCGTAATCTATCTGATGCTCACCGGTTTCAAACCTCCAAGTTTTGACTCTCTCGACTTCCGTTCTAAGAAAAGCAAGGCGATGGATAACGCTCATACATTTTGGAAGTCTGGTTCTACCGGAATCGGCAGCAACTTACGTATAACTGACGATCTTCTTCCTGCCGATATGAATAATAGATATACCTACCATTTTGATTTACTTTTGACGAATAGTCGTAATGTATCGAATGTCGCCGGTCCATATCGTCATATCTTCCATCGCGGCAGCAGTGAACTTTATACCGATAATATTGTATCAGCAATAACCGGACCAGCACAACAGTTTCCATCATTCGGCCTACCAAAGCGTCTCAATCCCGGTGTGTTTTTAGATCCTAACACAAACGATATTATCATCTTTGTTGATACCAAATCAAAAACCGGCGATGTTTATCGCGAATCGGCTCGTATTGCCGATGTTCCATTAGATAAACCACTCCGTCTCTCCATCACAGTCAGCAATAAAGTACTTGAAGTAAATCTTAATTGTAAGCTCGAATTGACTAAAGTTTTAGCAGGCGAACCCAAGCCGGTAGAAAACATCCTTTACGGTCTCTGCGGACAAGGTGCCGCCGAAGCAGCCGTTCAGAATCTCATAGTATGGCCATTCGCACTTCCTAGCGACACGCTTTTAGAGTTCTGTCCTATGCCTGTTCCCGCATTTACCGCGCCAAACCTACAAGGTGTCCAGTGCGGTTCAAAAACCGATAGTGCTCTTATGCCTCCAACAAGTGATGGAAAGAGCAGCGGAATGACGCCTGACCAGTGGCTGAAAAACACATTATAACGTTAAAACATACTTACAGTATAAGAAGAATGAATCAGCGATTTATATTTCTTATAGCAGTCATCTTAGTTGTTGTTATCGGAATATTATACATCGTATATTTCATGCCAAAATCGGACGAAACGACAGTACTCGGTCCATTCGTTCTCCACGGTACTCCTTCCGAAAGCGAAGGTGTGGTTGGCGGTTCATCGCTTACTGCGGTTCTAACACAGGCACAACTCTCCCAGTCTTTGAAAAGCAACTTCACTTTCAGCTACTTCTTCTATATGGACAAAATCAATATGGAGCGAATACCATTTGCCGGACCAGAAGGAGAGTTCCGATTCAAACCGCTCGTCAAACTCATCGGTTTCGGTGAAATGGTGCTAAACCCCGTACATCAAAATGCTCTCCTCCGTCTTACTCCGCTTGTACCAATAATGATGAACGGCAAATTCAACCCTCCTCCATCGGTCCAAATTGATAATGTATTAAATTCCCGATGGAATCAGATCACTATCGCAGTTGAAGGTCGCTCAATAGATATTTACTTGAACGGCAATCATGCTACATCTCTTATACTTGAAAATCTCACTTGGACCAATCCTACCGGCGTACTCCTCGAAACTTCTCCGGATTTTTGGGGACAAGCCGGTATGATACAAGCATGGCCTCGTCGTTTAACGCAGAGAGAGATAATGGAAAATTATAAACGTGTAACCGATTTACGTGGTAAGCCAAATATCCCGGATAAAGGACCAACTTTCAAAAGTATCTGGCACGAACTATATAAATTGATGTGCCACGCAGGATTTTGCCCGAATAATGGAAAAGGTATGCGTAAAGGCATTGGCGGAATTGGAGGTACTCCCCAGATGAATGGACTCGATTATGTAGATTACGAATACGCCTAAGATAAAGTTTTTAACACTCTAGTTTAGAAGAACTATGAACGCCGCTAAGCAGTTTTATGCTCAGAATTCTGGTCTCGTCCAAAATGTTATCTACATACTCGCACTCTTGCTTGTATTGAATTTGGTATACACCTATTTGACTGCCGGTTCTGATATTGAACGATATGTCATTCAAATTAATATGGCCAACGGAGTCTACGGAGTTCCAGGTAACGCCTCCTCCGCTTTAGTTCCAGCCGGCTCAAATCTTGCCACAAAAACACAATTCCTTCTCAACTACGATGACAGTATCACCGATCCAGGTTTTATTCCTAATCCTCTCATTCGTATCACCGAAGGTGCCGACTTCAGTATCAGTTGGTGGATGTACATCAGTACCTGGGACAACGCCAAGATGGGAGTTATCAAACCAATCATCACCATCTCTGATGATACTCTCAGCACCACTGGAAACAGCAACGCCGCCTACATCATGGTTGCCTTCCTTTACCCATCAACCAATATGTTAGGTATCCGTTTCCACACACGTGGTGTTGATGCCAACGAACTCACCTGGATGCAGAACTTCTTGACCAACGCTACTAGTGCCGCTACCGCCCAACAGACCCTCACTACCGCTGCCGGTATACCAGTATGCGATATAAATGACATTGATATGCAGCGTTGGTTGAACATCACCTGCGTTGTCAGTGGACGTGTTCTCGACGTCTATTACGACGGTAAGTTGAACCGCTCTTGCGTTCTTCCGGGCAACGTCGTCGGTACACCAGCAGGTTCCGGCAAACAATACATCAATTCCTCAATTGGCGGTGGTTTCAACGGTTTCCTCAACGGTGTATTCTTCTCCGCTTCCGCACTCACCCCGGACCGAATCTACGGTCTCTACCAATCCGGTCCACAGGGTACTACAAGCATTATTCGCGCCCTCTTCAGCAAACTCGGTATCAATCTCAACTACAACGGTACTGGAAACTGGGCCAACTACTTGTAAACTAAACGTTTTCGCTCAATATACATCATTGTATATTCTTTCTCCATTTATAAAACCGATTATAAATAGAGGAAAATGGAATCAGTTACCGGCTTTTTAGCAGGCGAAGGTTTAGCACCACAGCTTCTCATTGTTTTTTTAACAATGTTAGCACTCCAAGTCGTAATGCTTATGTTTGAACAAGTCAACGCTTTCTTGTCTAAATTGGACAGACAGGCAGTTGTTCTTTTTGATAATACAACAACCACATCTGTAAGTATTCCCCAGGGTCCTAACACAGGATTACCAATCTTATACAACAGTCGTGATGAACAGGTCGGCTCCGCCTTCTCGTACTCAATGTTCGTATTCATCCATCCCGATACATTCGATAAAACACCTAACGCCGCCACCGCTGATCAGTGCGGCAATATGCTTCCACCACCCGGCCAAGCACAAGGTTTCTCACAAACAAAACTCAAACACATCTTCCACAAGGGTAGCGACAGCGGTTTCCCCAACTTAGCACCAGCCGTCTTTGTAGAAAGCGACAAAAACACCCTCCGCATCTACATGAATACTATTGATGCCTGGGATAACTACGTCAGCGTACCAAATGTACCAGTCGCCAAATGGTTCCATCTTGTTATCGTTCTCAAAGGTGTAAATCTCGACGTCTACGTCAATGGTAACATCGCAGTTCGTATGAAACTTGCTACTGTACCACGACTCAACTTCGGACCACTCTACGTAATGAAAAACATGTACTTCCCTGACAAGAGTGGTTACGATAAGGCTCTCTTCGCCGATTATACAGTAGTCGGACCAATGAAGGGTATGGTAAGCCGTCTCAAGTACTTCTCATACGCACTCAACTACGCTCACATCGATTCCCTCTACCGCGAACGCGCCAACATGAACAGTATCGTTTCCCAGGCTTCTGAAACCAATGGTACTCAACCACCATACTTCTGGGACGACTGGTGGGTCAATAAATACTAAACTATCTGTACATGTTGAGTCCTGTTACGATGGTTCAACCACGCATAATATATGCGCATTGCTAACGCAATAAAGTCTAAACACAGAATCGGTCCGTAATTAATCAACAATGCCTCATTGTTATTTAATACAGAATAGGCGAACGCAAAAGAAGTTCCAACCAAAACTACCACTTTCTCAGGAACATTCCAAATATTCGCATTTTTGTTTTTATAATTCGCATAAAGCTCAGGAATGTAGCATACTATGTATAATATAGATGCTACATTCATTAGGTATTCGTAATCCATGACTCCTAACAAAAGAGTTGGAGTGTGATAAGGATTTCAATTTTGAGATTAACGAGCGAACTTGAGACCGCCCAAACCAGAACTCACTTCAAAGAAGTTCAGCGTTTCAACGAAAGTGTATAAGTTGTATGTATAGTTCGCTAAGTATGGAATAGGTGCGACGTCCACATCCATTTCAAAACGGTCAATACGACTCATATTAAGAGTGCCCGTTGGCTGTTCGACCGATGATCCGTTCAACGAAAAGCTGTAGGCACTGATTGGCCACATTTCGTATTGCGACGCTTCTCCTATAACATCAACGGCCGCTGCGTTACCTTTCATATAGCGGTATGGAACGTATTTTGTGAAATATTCGTTGTCTTCGCTATTGAACAACGGATTGCCGTTAACTGTAAAGAAGGTATTCAACAGAATGTCTCTTTGTATGCCCGCCAAGTTAATACCAGAACGACCGATTGGGGCGTTGATCGCACCTGGATACGGTGTCGGACTGTAATATGGCAAAACCGCTAACGAGCTTGCGTTTGTACAAGTAAAGTTAGGATAGGCCCAGTACGGTGCCGGAGTGACGAACGGTCGTTTAGCACCCAACGTATACATCCAGTTCGTCAAGTTCGTATTCTGGTTGCGGTAAGTGAGCGAATCACTTCGTCGCGCAAAGAAGACCAGCCTTGACGCCACATTATGAACATCCAACCTATACGTATTCCTTGACGTTATACCGTAGAACGTAAACCATTGAACCTGTCTCACGTTATATCGTAGGGTTCGGTTTGTGAACATAAGACGAACATCATCCTGTAAGAACGTATACGTCGCCTCTAGCGTTGCATTCAGCGGCCAACCATCCAAAAGCGGAATCGCACCAGAAATATCGGTCAAAAAGAACTTCATAGACCCGCTCAAATCGGTGCTTCCTCCGTACAAATTGGTC